ACCTGGGCCGTCGCTGTCAAAGGCACATACCAGTGGGCCTGCATACTGACTTAGTTGGAGCATCTGCTCACGGCTTGTAAAGCAGCTTAGAGTGGTCGTAGCATTCAGCCCTACCGCCTGTAGGCTAAGGCAATCAAACACGCCCTCAGTGATGTATAGGGGCTCTTGAGAGCCGTAATCAAAGGGGTATAGAACCTGTGAACTCTTCAAGTTCTTGCAGTTCAGATATTTAGGTTGCTCATCACCAAGAGCGCGTGCCTGGAAGTAGAAAAGCTTCCCGTTGCGGTTGATGAAAGGGATGATCAGTCTGCCTTTGTATTTCCCATCCGTGGCAATGTAGAACTTGAATTGATTTACACCACGGGACTGGGCAAAAGGATGATCCTCCACAACCTTAAAGTTCTCCGCTTCATCGAGGTCCGAATCAATCTGGTTTGGGTCGAACTCCTCGATGGGACGCCGACCCTTGTATCCTGACATGAAGTCCTCGAAGACAAACTTCTCATAAGCTTCGCGGTAACTGCACTTCTCCAGGACAGCATAGAGCTTAAGGAAGTTACCGACCTCACCAGTCTTAAAGCATCTCCACAACCCAGTCTCTGTGTTGATAGACATGTGCCGTTTATAGTCATTATCTACGAAGATAGATGGAACTACTATTTCGGTATCATCACTCTGAAGTCTATAATTAAACTGGAACTTGTCCAGACAGTAGTTTCTAATGAAGGAATCAGAGCCCATGTTCATAAATAGTATTAGTGCCTCTAAGGGAGACATCATAGACCAGTGCCTGTGGAAATACAGACTGAAATACATCTTGAGACTGCCGGGATTCGGCTCGAAGAATGAGGACGCTTTGAATTTCGGGTCTTTTATTCACAAGATATTTGAACTGGGTTACAAGGAAAAGGACATTAAGTCTCTGTTGAGGATTGCGGAGCAAGAGCGTTCAACGTACAAAGTGCCTTTCCGTGATAATGATAGGATGAAGTCCTGTCTAGAAAACTTTATTCTTTGGAATCAAGGTCTTGGAGAGACCATGTCTACTGAGCAAGTAGTAAACGTCCCTCTTGACGAGAAGAATGATATCAACTTTGTAGGAGTTATCGACCGTGTAATCAAGGGAAATGATGGTGGATATCTGGTTATTGACTACAAGACTTCCAAGCGAGAGAAGAAGAAAAAGACTCTCATGGATGACAACCAGTTAAAAGGCTATGCGTGGGCGATCCATATGCTTTATGATGTTCCTTACGATAAGATCTACTGCGCCCACTACTATCCTGTCACGGGTAACTTCGTAGCTGTCAAGTTCGGTAGATTCCAGATTGACAGATGGAAGAAGCAGCAGATCGAAAAGGTCTGGCGTATCCGCAAGAAGAAGAAGGATGAGTTCTGGGCTCAGGAGAATGTTTTCTGCGACTGGTGTGAGTACAAGGAAGCTTGTCCCAGATTTAATGCAGAGTCAATTGTCTGCCAAAGGATCGACGAGCAGAAAGAGCTTAAGAAGAAAACAAAGAGTTCAACATAAGCAACACAACGATTCCGACGATTAAGTAGTGGAACGAGTCCCCTTGATCCCAATTGGGTCCTGGGTCTGACTTGTACTGCTTCATCATCTCAGCCCTAAATAGGGCCGACTTCATGCTTTCTTCGATATTTTTCATAGGTCTTTGATGTTTCCTTTAATTATAGGAAAGTAAACCTCGTAGTCAATATCTTCTAGGAAAGTTTTTATAACTTCTTCATTAAAGCCTGAGTCAACAACAAGAAACTTATAAATCGTTTGAAGCTTTAAAGGCTTCCTTGTATCTAGTGACTTTAATAATCTAAGCTGATAGAGACTAGGTAACCTCTTACCATACTTGAAACTCCATTTTCCTACAAAATCACTGGAGAAAGTAAAGTTCAGCAAATCAATAGTTTCAACTAAATCCTCTTCTAAGGTGCTCATATATTATAAATAGTTATAGAGGCACCCCTTCTGATAATTGCACTAAATATCGGAATCTTGCTATAATATTACAATGAATAGAGGGCTAAATCGTACACTCCAGCAACTTCTAGAAGATTACGCAGTAACTGTGTCTGAGACTTCATATCTGGGGCTTAGGCCGGGAGACTACATCCAGTTCACTTATAGAGGATCTCTTAGATATGGTCTAGTGGTATCGTCCAAAAGAACTACAGATGGTATGTTCCTCTCCTCCAGAAACAATACATTAGTCAATATTGTGCTTACCCCTGCGTTATCAGAGGCTATGTTTTCCTTAATGGTAAATAACTTATACAACAACGAAGTAGCTTGCAACTATCGATCCCCTGCTATCATAGGAGCTTTTTTGGGTAAGCAGAATTTCAGAACATTCAACGTCGCTGGAATCAGAGACATACTAAAGGTAAATATTCAAAATGGTTGATCCAAATACTCCGAATATAGGCGAACAGTTCAGAGCCGAGCAGCAGGAAATTCAAGTAGAATTAACCAGGGCGACTAGAAGACTTAACTTAAGTGTTCTCCAAGCTACGCGACAACTGGCAGGACAGGTCACCGCCTTTGTCAACCCTATTAATAGGCTTACAGATTCTTTGTCTCGGTTAGACAAGACCAATAGAGCAAGTTTAGCTTTAGGCACCACCACTGATAAGCTTAGAAAGTCTGTCGAAGCTAATTCTGATGTATTAGATCGAGGGTTGGTTAGTACTCAAAAGTTAATGGACGCTATTGTTCAGAACTTTGAGTCTGGTGTGAGAGTTCAAAATGGTGCAATCGCAGATCTCACCGAAGAGATGATTGCCACTGGTCAAGACCTTAATGGGTTGACGAGTATGAACTCGGATCTCCTTTTATTCACTGGCGACAACATAAGAGCCGTTCAGGATGCTAACAGAGCAAACCGAGAGATTAGTGATAAGTATGGGGTATCCAACCAAAAACTTATAGACTCTGTTAATTCTTTAAAGAGCACTTTCGAAGAAGCTTCATTCTTCGGAGGTGAAACTACTGCTTCCCTTGAAACTTTAACCATGGAGTTGAAAGCAAGAACAGGTGGTAAGAATGTAGAGGGTGCGATTCAAACCTTGTTAGGTTTGGGCACTGGGGGTTTGGGTAATCTAGGTGCCGCTATCAGGACTGGGGCTGGTGGCTTACGAGCTAGGATTTCTGGAGGACAAGCAGTAGGTATGGGAGATATTATGCCCATTCTACAACAAGTATCCCAGATAGCGCAACAATCTGGCGGTGGCAATCTTGCTCTTGGGGCTGATATTGCTGCTATGAGAACTGGTCTTAGTAGACAGCAAGTAGTTCAGTTAGTAAATTTAAATCAACAGCTTCAGAAAGACTACACACTCAATGCAGAGTCCAAGAAGACTACTGATGAAACTTTCAATAGTATACAAAACGTTAACGAGAGAGCAAGGAATTTCTACGATAAAACTGCGATTCAGTCATTAGCACTGTTAGGAACTATTAGCACAGCAACCATAGGGATGGCTGCAAATACTGTCATGGCGGGAGGTGCGCTTGCTGGCCTACTTCCTGCCGGTGGAGGTGGTTTAGCTGGTGGCGCTGCTCGCATTGGCAGTATGCTTCCTCGTCTCGGTGGAGCAGCCGCACTAGGAACTGCTGCATATGGAGCGAAAGCGGCAACCGGCGGCGGCTTCCTTAGTAACATATTAACAGGGGCATCTGTAGGTTCTATTGGTGGCCCAATGGGCACTATTGCTGGAGCCGCTGGTGGTCTTATATTCAGCATCTTCGAAAACATCGCGGGTAGCACTAAGGAGACTGCCGAAGAAGTTAGGAAGCAAAGGGAAATGGAAGAAGAGCAACGCCGTCAAGAAGCTGCGATCCAGGCTTCCAAAGATATAGCCAGAGTTTCTTTCTTGGCTCAGTATATTAGAAGTAGAGGTGGTGCTGACTTAAACGGCAATACCGAACTTTACTTGGAGGTGATTGCCAAGAATATTCAGGAAATGAATTCGAAATCTACAACTCCTAAGAGCACGTTAGGGAGAGGGAAATAATGGTATCATTCTTAAAAGATTTATTTAAAGGTTACGATGGCCGCCTTAAGAAGAATAGTCGCTTACTGCATGAGCGATCTCATTTAGCTTTAGAATTCCCACAATCGAATAATCGAGTAATTAGAACGTTCATACCTATGCTGCAAAACGCTCAGGTATCAGAGCGAGGAACTGCCAACCTAAACAATTACAATCTAGTGGGTCGTGCTGGTCAGTTATTCTCTTACGCTGGTGCTCAATCTCGGAAGATTAATCTAACTTTCAGGATTAGTTTGTTGCATGTCATGGAGATGGATTCAACTGAAGGAATCTCCGATAAGTTTAAGCAGCAGTTTAAACTCTTCTTTACG